CGCCTACTGGCGTCTGGACTCGTATTCTTGCGCGTCTGGGCTTGTCTGCCATCATTCGTTCCTTTTTAGGTGGTCGCGGAATTGTTGCCGTAGGTTATCGTTTGCTGGTCGTTTGTAACTTCGTCGAGGTATCGCTTTTGGGTCGACGAGTCTTGCAGAGCCTCTTGGTATTTTACCTGCTCCTGTCCTGGCTTCTTTCGCAGTGGTTGGAATTTTCGATCCCCTGACCCCTTTACGGCCGCCTCCGATGCGGCCTAACAGGTAAGCCGGGAGGTACTGTAGGACTTCGGAGCCGAGGGCTCCCATTTTGGCTATGATTTGGCCTTCGTCCGTTTGGTAGAACTCCTCGACGCTGCGCATCCTGGGTATTTGCATTTCGAGGATTTCGTTTTGGAGCGCGGTGTGTCGTGCGGAGTTGGTAGCAGCTATTCGTTGTTGGTCTGCTAGTTCGCTTTGTGCCATGTGCAGGTCACCACGAGCGACACTTTCGCGTGTGCCTGCTTCGATGGCTTGTTGTTCTCGGCTCAGTTTTCGTTCTTGTACGGCGGTTTGAGCGGCGCGCCCTCCGATTCCAGAGAGGGCCTGGCCGAGATTGGGGACGCCGGCTACCGATCCGGTCGGTGAACTGGCGCCCCCCTGTTTGTAGGCGAGGATTGGATTTAGTCCTGCCTTTCGCATGTCTTCCATCCCGCGTTGGTACGCGGTGCTGGACATGCGTTCGGCCCAAGCTCGCTGCTTTTTTGCTTCCTTGGCGGCTTTGTTTGCGGACCAGATGGTTCCGCCGATCGCATTGCCGGTGTCGGAGAGAGCTCCGGCGATCGCTCCAAAGGCCGCCATTAGAAGTGATCCACCAGACCGGGAACCGAGTAGGTAGGCATGGGACGAACATGCCGGAAGCTGTGGAAACAGTCAAGTAGCCACGTAGGTTCGGTCTGTACCGCGATCACGCGGTCTGTCGGTGGGTTTTCCTCGATGAAAGTTTCGTTGAGAAGCGGCCGTGTCGCGAAGTCCTGGGCTAGATGCCATGTGTCTAGGCTTTGCGCGAAGTTGGAGCGGAATTGCCCCGTTATCATCGAGGGTTTGTACCTGTATTCACTGTACCGTTCTTGGTAGCCGAACACGGAGTCATCGTTGCCGGTGGCGTCTGCGTAGATCTCCTTCGAGAGTACCGCCTGTTCGCCCAGGTGACTCAGAGCGGGCCAGTAGAAGTCCCACCGTGTGCTGCGGCTGAACATGCGATTTAGGCCCTGCTGGTAGTTTAGATCGGCTCTGACGCATGCCAGGCCGATTACGATGCAGTGTTCGGTAAAGCTTTTGATGAAGCCTCGGAGGGTGTTCGAAGCGGTGCCGTAAGCTCCGAGTTGCCCTACGAAGGTAGAGAAGTTCGGATTTTCGGTCGCGCTGGCGACCGGGTTGATGTTGATCATCGTGGAGCCTCCGCCCAGATATTCCGGGCGTTGGAGGCGTTGGTCGGGTGAGACGACGCCGAAGTGGCTTCTCAGGATTTCGGTGTACCTGGTGCCGCCTCTCGCATCCCTCTCGTAGAGTCGCTGGATTTGGAAAGCTTGGCGGATCTCGTTAATTGTCGAGGCCGTTGCACTTCCGAGGTCTGCTTCGAGGTTTGGATTGAGCCAGCGGAGGTCGCTGGTTCCTGTGGCGGCCGAGTTGGTGTTGATTTGAGTTGTTGTGTTCTGAGTTCGGAGCGTCCGCGTGCTCGAGTCCGTCGCGGTGTCGAATTTCGGGATTGTGTCTCCGATTGCGACGATGGGCGCGGCGTCTCCGATCGGGAGCTGCACTGCAGGTCCCTTTTGAGGAAAGGGCAGGCTTGACGTGAAGTAGTCGTGCCGCTTTCCGCGTTTTTGGACGGTGGCGTAGTCTGCTGGGTCATCAGGTCCGTCGTCTTTGCGGACGACGATTGAGTCCTGGAGGTCTTCGGACCTGAACCACTCGTTCCAAATTAGGTTGTAAGCGCGATGAAAGAGCGCGCTGTGTGTGAGGCTCGCGACTTCGGTCGGGATTCCGAGATAGTCGGATAGCGAGCCATTGAGGTGTCCTCCTGCCGGAGAAGTCATTTCCGGGATCTGGAAATCGGTTGAATCTCCGGGGTTTGTTTGTTCGCCGTTGAACTTTTGCCAGTTGTCCCAGAGTAGGCGATAGGGAACGGCGAAATAGAATAGATCGAGTGTTTGGTTATCCATGATCGGATGGAGAAGCGTCGCCATCCGTGCGAAGCACGAGGTCTGCACGGACATCGTGTCTCCCGGTAGTGCTTCGTCCACGAAGATCGGGATTAGTTCGCCCGAATCGAAGGTGGTCTTTACGCCGCACGAGCGGTTGAAAGCGGAGCGCGGAATGTTGGCGCTCGGGATTGCTGCGAATGTGTGTTGCCGGTCGCTTGACGACCTGGAGCTAGTTGTGCGGCGTGCCATTAGAGCGTCTCCTTGATTTCGTGTGCTTTCGCGATTACCGCGAGATTGCTGAGTGTGAGTTTTCCTTCGAGAAGGTCGAACTTTCCGAGGACGAATAGTGAGAAGTCCTCGGGGTGTTTGTTTAGTTCTGTTCCCGGATCGTTGACGGCGGATTGGAGCATTCTGATTGCGACGTTGTTATTTACTGCGAAGAACGGTTGCTGATAGGCTTCTGCCTTCGCGTCCCAGATTGTGTACATGCACAGTTCCATCATTTCGAACCTCCTATTTTAGAATGTGAGAAGTTATATTTTTCTCGGGTAGAGTTTTTGTCGCGCTGTTAGGTTTTTGTCTTTTACGGCTCTCCGTTCTTCTGTGTCTTCCCAGGGATCTTCGGTTGCTTTTTCGAGTCGCCGTCGTTTGAGTCTTCTGAGTAGATCCGGGTCCTTGGTTTGTAGTAGTTGATCGTAGTATTTGGGCGGTCTGAACTTTTGCCCTTTAGCCACGACATAATCGTCTGGATAAACGTCCTCAAGAAATTGATCAAACCATGGTTTTCCAAGTCCGGGCCTCCTGGACATTACCGCGAACTCGGGTTCGACTTCCCAGACTTCGCCGGTGTTCGCGGCTACGCGTTCGTAGCGCTTTTTGGCCTGTTCTCCATGCCTTTTCTTCATCACGTAGCGAGCTACATAGGCTGCTGAATCGAACGTTAGGCTTCCGATTGAGGTAAACCCCTTGTTCCAAGTTTTTTGGAGGGTTTCCGAAAGGAATAGCCAGTGTTCCCCGTTTTGCTTCCAAGGTACGCGGTCGTCTGCGAAGTTGATTCCGAAGACGCACGCGTGGTAGTGCGGTCGGAGAGTGGTATCGCCGTATTCTCCGCATGCTAAGAACCGAAAAGGGCCAATTGCTTTTCGGAGTCGTTTTGCGAAGAGCTGCCACTCCCGGACGCTGATTGATTGGTTTTCTGGCAGGTGTTCCTGGTCGTATGTGAGCGTGATGAAAGCGTTTCTTGGGTAGAGCTGGGCTTCGTGCATTGCGCGGATTGCCCAGTCTCGGCTTTTAGCAAGGCGGCAGTGCGCACACTGGCCGCAAGGTAGTTGAATGATTCTTTCTTTCGGGACCAAATTGGTTTTGAAACACATGCGTCCGCGCGGGTCTTTGAAAGCTTTAAGCGGTGATGTGCAGGGCACATTAGAGCCTCCATCCGCCGCGCATCGGTCGGCTCCGCATGTTTCGCGGCTTGATTTTGGTGCCTGCTCGGAAGTTCGAGCGGCTGGCTCGTCGGCTCATTTTCTTTCGGCGCATGGTTTTGGTCCTTTGAGGCAGTCATCGCAGGCGATGATTTTGCTGCCGGTTTTGAGGTAGACGACGCGTCGGTGGTTGCCGGTTTTTTGGCAAATCCAGCATTCGCGTTCGCGTTCATACAGATCGTCACTTGATGTATCTGTATTGAGTGACACTTTTCGTCACTCTCCCGGTGCCGGGCTGTTATTCGGTACCGGGTTTTCTTGTTGCGCAGGCGGCGCAGCCTGCGCTTTTGGTTCGACCTGGCCGTCTTCGGCCAAGTCGAGCCCCAGTTCCATCCCTGCCTCCTGTAGAATTTTCGCGCCGTCTTCGTCGGCGAGCATGTGCAGGAGCTGAACGGGATCGTTATCAGCGGCTTTTCGAACATCGCTTGAGAGCGAGTCGAACTCGGTTTGTGCGTCTCTGACGCGTGTCAGGGCCGCGTGTAGGTCTTCGGCGTGTGTGAAGTCGCCGAAGGATGGCTCTCGTGTCATGGCGTGCGATAGCACTCCTTCTGTCGCGTAGCGTTTTACGACGATGTTGACGTCGCACTGGTCTTTGAAGGATTGTTTGGTTCGAGACCGGTCGCCTACTGGCGTCTGGACTCGTATTCTTGCGCGTCTGGGCTTGTCTGCCATCATTCGTTCCTTTTTAGGTGGTCGCC